GGGGTTATGTGTGACTTATTCAAAAAACAACAACATGGAGGGTTGAGAGAGATATATGTGCTAACAATTGAGTCAAGAATAGTACAGCTTTATGTTGAGACTATTTCTAGAGTGTTATGCTCATATTTTGAAGAGGAAACCCTAACTCACCCTAGGAACAAGTTAAAGAAGTTAGATGAACACAGATCCAATTCAGCAAGAATAGCTTCCAGAGAAAGTTGTGTTTATGCCGACTTCTGTTGTTCAACTGATAAAACCAGATGGAATCAAAACTTAATGATGTCAGCTTTAATAATACCTTTAATTAGATTGACCCCAGAGAGGTTCCACCCATCCATAACTAGGATCCTTAACTTATGGACTAAAAAATTAATAAAATTACCTCAAAGAGTGGTGAACTTACTCCTAAGCTCAACAGAAATTTCCTCCCCTACTTACAAAAAGTTGCACAAACACTTTTGGAGGCCAGGGACTAATCAAAAAGGAGGAGAGAACAACCCTGTTTTTGATGTTAAACTTGGCTCCTTTGTGAGATTATCAAGCGGGATGATGCAGGGAATATTACATTACACGAGCTCATTATTACACTTAAGCTTCTTGAACTCCATGAACAAAGTAGTGCCTTTTACATTAAAGAAATTCTTCCCATCTTATTCTTTTTTTATGACCCAGGTCTGTTCCTCTGATGACTCAGCAACTATATTAACTGTATTTTCACCCAAAGGAGAGAGAGAGCTGAATGACAGGACCATCATAGTGTGTAAGAAAGCCACTCAGATATTAGAAGCCCTAAATAATATGGCACCATACTACTGTATGAAAAACTCTGTGAAATCAACAACTGCATTAGTAGATTATGTTGAATTTAATAGTGAATTCTTGTTTCGAAACACCATAGCAATTCCAATCATCAAGTATGTTGCAGCTTCTTTAAATGTAACTGAATCCGAGTCATATTTAGAGAGATTTCATACAATGTACAATCTTACGGCTGACTTATTTGCCTCAGGTTTCCCTGCAAAAAACACCCACTTGTGTCAAATTGCTCAAGCCATGAATCATTATAAGACACTGGGACACAGTGTGAATCCAACTTTCCCAGCTTGGAGCACTAACATAGTGAAGTTACCTGATCCAGTGTTGGGGTTCTTTTTACTAGACTGTGATCTATGCCCTGGAGTCCTTGGTTTCTCATACTCCTATTGGAGATGTGCACTTAAGACTAATTGTCTAAGACGTTCAGTCAACTCATTATTATATGATGCAACTGAAATAATAGATGCAGGAGGAATTGTTCAAACACTAATCATTAAGCATGGAGATGTACGTAGATGGAGAACTTTGGTGGAGAAAGCGTCAAGAGAAGTTGATTTTATAAAGGAGGTGGAGCAAAATCCAGAGGCATTGTTTATTCAACCACGAGATTCAAAAGAACTTAAAATTGCCCTTGCAGTAAAAGCCACCATGCCTTCAGTTGCAAAATCAATGAGAAGGGGAAATCCATATATGCAGGCCCTTGCCATGTCCGTCTATTCAATAAATACTCATTGTTTTTCAAAATCAACAGTTACTCAAG